CCCGGTAATAGCATTTTTGGAACAGCAGATTACCAATGCTGACCCATGCCGCATAGTGCGCCCCATCAATTGGGGGTATTGCCATGGACTTGGCCTTCACATTGCCCTTATACCTTTTTTGGGCGGGTTTAGGCCTAGCCGAGATCGGTAGTCGTTTCACCTTGATAGGCGTCACGACATGCCCACGGTAGGCATCACATCCACAGGATTCCCGAAAGAGTCCTGTATAACAGCACTTACCATCGTTAAGGCGTAAGCCAGAATAATGGAAGTACTGAAGGAGGTATTTTTCATCTCCTCCACGGACAATGATGTCATCCCCATACACGTAAACAGAGCTGAGAGCCGTTTTCAAGCTCTTTTGCCCGCACACGTGTATACATGCCACTGCGAGTGCCCAGAAACATAACGCTTCAACTGGGAAGCAAAGTGCGCTCCCCATCGGCGCGTACTTGCCCATTCGCACCACCCTGCCATCAGGCAGAACAGTACTCTTGGAACGAAGCGCCAGGAGATTTGGGAGTAACCCAGTTCCCCCAAACAGCTCTTTCACAAGGGCAAGCGACACTCGATCGGAGGCTTCTTTTAAGTCTAGCGTCGACCACTTACCGTCAACGGACCCACGTAGGGCCAATTTTCGGTTAACTGTTTGGTCAGTAAAATTCACATGACCTTTAGTTAGTGGATGGCGCTCGATTCTCTGCACGAGCTTTCTACCCAATCCCTGTTGTAAAAACTGGACTTCAAGAGGTTCGGCTGATATCAGCCGTGGTCCTCGGGAGTCCTTTGGGACTAACATAACTTTGGCCTGGGGTTCGTCAATGTGGTCAAGAGACCAATATTGGCTATCCCATTCGTCAAAGAGATGTTTGGCATTCAGAAAATAATACTCTGATGCAGGGTAGCATTCCTCGACACTGTCATAGATGCGTTTAAAATGCATCTTTTGATCGGGCTTTTCGCCTGTTGCTACGGCGCCAGGCCCATGTCGGGGAACAATATCCAACGGATCAATGCCAGTAAGACATCGTGTAACGAGTCCTCTGGCTTCCCGAAGGATATTAGGCTCCAGACGAGTATCAGCAGTACCAAGGTGGTTAAAATCCTTGGGTAATTCTGCGTCAACTTTGGCAAATGTATCCAAAACTTTGCCTTCAGTCTGAGAATCATAAGGTACCTCCAATTTGTAAA